TGGTTTGTATCGCCCCAAGGGTAGAGTTTGCCATATCTTATACTCCTAGGGGCGACACATTTAGTGCTTAAATAGCCCCGCTAAAGAACGTTTTGTACTGCTGCTGTTAACATGCCGGGATCTTCAGAAAACGGCACTGCTTGCGCATTTTGTGCTAAAAGCATACTTCCATCAAATAAAGTAATTGGTGCTGGCAAAATAAACGGTTGAAATAGCGTGGTATCAATATTAATTGAAAAAGTGTGATCATCTATCACCGTTATTTCGCCAGTTAACACATTCACCTGAGCCTGAGAAGGTAATGACATTCCAAACCCAGGTGGTATCACCAACCTAATTATAGTACCACTGAGATATTCATTTACGAAAGGAGTAATTGTGGCAATTCCTCCTGGATATGTAACATCTCCCGTGGTAACCACAGCGGGATTAGCATTAGAAACTGACGTTATATTGCATACTTGTGGTGCATATACTGGATAAGTGTATGCCATGTTCACATCTGCATTGGGGATTTGGAGATTTGAAATAGTTTGCTTGGTTGCATATCAAGGTCGTCTTCTTGGAACTCAAGCGATAAGAACGAGTATCGATATACTTTGCGCTCACTCATGAGTTGTTCATTACGCGCTGGAGAACCATCTTTAACTGCTGCTCTAATACCAAACGTTCCTGTTTCTGATGGAAGATGCTTATATTCTTTGGTGTAGCAAGCTGGCGAGCAATTCCTCTAGGGATTTGATACTTCTCGCCATCCTCGAAGAACCACTCCTTGAAGTCGTCTCCAGGGTAGGCTTTAAACCTAAAAGAGGTGGATTGACCTGGTTCTTCGTTGTTCTTGAAAATCCCGGTAACCAACTCAGCATCACGGTCACGCCATGAGTTCATTAATCTCTTAACGTCTTCTTTGGATAGTTTCCCGTTAACAGATTTGGTAATAGATGATACATCTGCGTTTTTGAATGTAGATACATCTGCATTTTTTATCGACATCGAATTTCTCCCTTAAGTTTGTAAAATATAGCGGGGCAGTTTGCCCACCCCGCTATCACGATTGACAGTTGATCTATAGATGCCTATCGATTGAAAGACTTTGTAGCATTCCAATAAATAACATCAGCGTTGACACCGGCAGGACCAGTTGCTGCACCCATCAACAACACGCCCGTTTGAGCTACGTTGCGAACAGAGTCGGCAAGATAATCAGAGCCAGCACCAAGAGCAAACGCCATATTCTCACCAAGTGGTACGACCATTGCTGGTGTAAACCCGGCATCTGCTGTAAGTGGGAATGCAAAAGCTGTGAAGCCAGTTGTATTCACATCTACAGTGATCGTATTAGTCGTTGTTCCATTAACACCAACAGCACCGATTGCTACGATCGTAGCTTCGATGTCATTGATTTGGTACATACCAAATGCAGCAGATACCTTAAAGCGAATCTTCTGCCCAACAACATATGTATGAGTTACGGATAAGGTCACTACAGCTTGTGCTGCTTGTGAGATACCAGTAATCACACGAGTCGAAGGATAATAGTATGGGTTAAACGGTACAACAACATACGTACCGGCTGCTATACCAGGTGCATTAACGATTTGGGCCATATGTGCCAATGGAATAGACCCGGGGGCAATGGTGCCTACGGTAAAATCAATACCATTAAGCTGAACAGCGCCAGCTGCGTTAAACAGACGTACGATTGATGTATTGGTAATCAAACCAGTAGAAACACCAGATACTACAGGGATAGCAGCTCCAGATACCGCTGTAATCGCCGTAGAAAGACCTGGGGTTGTTACTGAACTATCTTGGATATAAAAACCAAGAGTAGCCGCAATTACGTTTGTCGCTCCTGCTTGAGTTGTGATAAGACCTTGTCCCTGAGGCATTCCCTTTTGGAAATAGAAACGGGTACGTGCTGTATAGTTATATACAGTGATCGTATCAAAGCCAGCTGGAAGAGCTATAAATGTAGCAACACCGGTCGAAATGAAGCTACCGGAGTTGTTTCCTGAAAAAACTACTGACATATTCGTTCTCCTAGCTTATGTATTTAATGTGCAGCGGAGCTTCGTCAACCACAAGTCATTAAGGATTCTCGGCGTTTGCGCGAAAACTGTACCCAGCGTGACGTTTTGGAACAAAGGATCGGAATACACAGCAGGGCGGAACAAGAAACGACTTGTGTAGTTATCTTGTTCTACAATACCGAGTGATTCCAGACCTTGTACGAAAATGTTATAAACGCTGGCACCAAGTCCTGAGGCGAGTGGTTCAACTGAACCCACACTCGAAAGCAGGAACCTGATGTTGTTTACGGCGCCCCATTCAGAGGAGACTGTCTTTGCTAACGCATTCATAACTGTTACTTTCAGCTTACGGCTTACTGACCCCAAAGTTAAAGCACCTTCGGCTATAAACTCTGTTAAGGGGCGGGAGGTCTTGTTAATCCCTCCTCCAAATCTTTCGAAATGGATCAGACTATGGCACGCCGAGGAATTTATCCTTGGCTCCCCGCATTTAGTCGTTGCACGTGATAGTTTATTATGATATAATGTAACTATACTAACATTTATATCATGGAGAATTTGATGCATTATTTCGCTGGTTTTTTTGACGCAGAAGGTTGGGTTTCGCTTACTACAGATGGTAACTACAGAATTGGGATTGAAGTCAGTCATAGACCAATACTTGAGGCTTTTAAGAATAAGTTCGGAGGACATCTTTATGACCGAAAAGTAAAGACCAATAAGTATATTTATCATTGGGTAATTACCAACGGAGACGAAATAATAAACTTTATTAATCTTGTTGGCCCTTTTGCTAGAGTTAAACAGGATAGATGCAAGCTCTTGAAGGATTACATCAGCCAATCTCAAAACAAAAGACGCGCAACTAGACGTGATTTTTCCCACCAACTTGCTGAACTTAAAAAACCAAGAGAAACCACTAAAGAAGAACTCAGAATTCCTCAAACTTTCCAACCTGAAGAAGATTTCTGGAAGTGGATGGCTGGATTCATGGACGGCGACGGCAACTTCTGTATTTATGTATACCAACAAAAAAATAAAGGGGCTAGAACTACCTATGACTCCTGGATTTCTATCTTTAATACCTTCCCTGAACCAATTCTCTATGTCCAGAGTCGTATTAAGGGAAGTATCTCTAGTTACAAAGGTACCAATTTCCCTATTTGGAAGTGGGTCTGCAGTCAATCGGAAAGCGAATTTGTTTGCAATTCTCTTGAGCCCTATTTGATAGTCAAAAAAGAACAATGCCGACTCGTTGCTCAATACCTTGCTATCCACAAGACAAAGATTCGCGGAGTCGATCATTCCTTCGAAACGATCTGTAAAATTCAAAAAATTATCAAACAAATTAAACATCAAAACTCTCTTTAAACTATCTTCGCTCAAGTTGCCCTTAGAAATCATCTTCTACTAGGGGTTTCTTGTTAGATTAGCGGAGATTTTTATATCCCAATTGTTAAAAAAGGATAATTCCATTTTGGCAAGAATCCAGCAAGGTTATTGAAATCCTTGGACAAGTCTGTGTGACCTAATCCTAGGAAAGCATTACGTGTTGGACCTGTACCAAATTTGTTTTCGCCTTCTTGTTGGTCGAAAATCATCCATGCATCGTTCGATAACAATGCGCTAGTCACTTCATCGAAATCAGAAAGCGCCATATTAGTAGGGAGATCGCCATTATTACCACCGGTACAGTTGTAAGCACTGGCTGTGGCGGCCATCATGTCCCTAGTGAGTTGGTCTTCCGTCATTCTTCAATTTCTATTACTTTTATGACCTATGTTTTAGCATAGGCGGAGGGTCTTGTTAATCCCCTCTCAACGTCTTATCGATCGTTGTATGGACTATCGCATCATCTTTTAAAGATGTCTTCTCACTTAGTCTCTCACGGTCCCAATAGGGTTCCGCCCTGTCACCGGATATTAATCTTCGGTTTCCAAGTCAATCAGAGAAGATTTTACATCCCCAAGCAATTTAGGGATAAGCCGAGCAGTTCAGCGAATGCATTCAAAACAGGATCTTGATTTTGCAACGTGCATTTATTTCTGTTACTTTTAAGACCAAACATTTCTATTTGGCGAGATCGGTTCTTCGACCAATCCTCTTGACCTTGTCGGCCAAGTTCAGACTTTCGCTTTACCCAAAAGGGTATCCACCCGCTTAAGTCGTTCACGCTGGATAATAATGAGATCTTGTGGTATAATGTCGCATAACACTTAACGCGTAAGGAGACATTATGAAACTTGATTTCATCCGTAAAGAATATTCCGCTATACAGGTTGCTTATCTTGCTGGAATTATTGATGGAGAAGGTAGCATCTATATAGGTTGCTATAGCCATAATCCTAAAACCGGCACGCCTCACTATCAAACAAAAATCGAAGTTTCCAATACTTCTGAACCATTGGTTGATTGGCTTATTGCCAATTTTGAAGGGAATAAAACTATGTATTCTGCTAAGCAACTTCCTAAAAATTCCAGAAGAGCCGTTTACAGATGGACCATTTGGTCTGATCGAGTCGCACATCTTTGTGAAATCATGCTCCCTTACCTTGTAATCAAGAAAAGAGAAGCAGAAATCATGATTGAAATGCGAGAGACCTACAAGAAAACGCATATGCAAAAAGGACAACAAGGAACACAACCTATTGAAAAGTCTGTTCTTGCTGATAGAGAAAGGCTCTATAAAGAAATTAAGTCTTTGCATATTCGTTAACCACATATTCTTAAATTATCCTTGCGCCTTGTTTCCGGTTAGCCTCAAGTAGCCACTTCGGGGTCCAAGTCAATTAGGGCAGATTTAAAGCAGGCCACTTTAGTTAACCTGCTGATTAACTGCAATAAATTGTCCAAAGAAACTCATTGTAGCATCTATATCCACCCTACTCACGCTTGTCGCGGGAGGGGTTGCACCTGATGGTCCAAGTGGTACTGGAAATGTTGGTAGTCTTTGATATCTAGACATACGCAACGTACGGCCGCCTTTGTTAGGCAACTTCTTCGGTGTAGCGGCTAGCGTGTGGATAAGACTAGGTGTCCTTATCGAAAGCAGCTTGTCATCGAATGATTGCTGAACTTGGGCCGGAAGAGTAGTAGTTGTAGTGATCATACTTTTCTCCGACGGGTCATTTTGACCCTAAACAATAAAAAGGAATTTCGACGAGAGTTGGACGAGTCCCCATGTACGTCCTAGAAGTTTGGCTGTCGAGGCCATAGATACGACAATAGAATCTAGGTCGCGAGGCTAGTTACGCTATGAGATAGTATATACCGAGCAGGTAAAACTTTGCAATAGATGGCAAAGTTGTTTAGAATATAGAGGTATGCTTGTTTTGTTGTTGATAGGTATACTTATTTATGGAGTCCAGGTAATTGATAAGCTCCTGGGCTCTTTTTATTTAAGATCTATATCGTCGCATTTCTTCATAATTAGCGTTCTTTTGAGCATCAGTAAGTGATCTGCGGTCGTAGTCTCCAGCTCTAGAGAGTGGAGAATCTGATGCCTGGGGGGCAACAGCAGGGCTTGCCTTAGGCTTAGCTTTGTTTTCAGCAATACGTCGATCA